GTAGCGCAGCACTCGCCACGTTATCAACGTAGGCTTTATTCGCGGCATCCGACCCTATAACAGGATCAGCAAGGTTAGTAATAATTGCAGACGATGCGCTGATGTTACCTGACACATCAAAGTTGACTGACTTCTCAGACGGGTAGGTAACAAATACCTTTTTCTGTCCTGCGGAAAATCCAACCTTCGCACCGCTCGCGCTTGATGACAGCACCGTATCTCGGGAGAGCGTAGTCCCCGAAGACGTATACGTACCAATGCCCACCTCCCACTCACTAGCGGTCTGGTGAACGATGGTGTAATACGTGGTGTTAGCGTTGCCAATGACAGCAAACGACTGATACCCAGACACCGCCCCCGCGAGGGTTACCGCGCCAGTACTAGTAGTAGTCGTGGTCTCATTGACACGATCAGCAAGTACAAGAGGCATTTTAAGCCCCCATCAACTGATCTTCTGTAAACCAACGCTGCTGAGTAACTCCGTCCGTGTCGGTCCACTCGATGAGGTAATAGATCACTCCATCCTCAGTCATACGCAACGCGATCACCGGACCCTCAGGTACAACGGCCTTTACACGAACCACATCACCTTTCTTGTGCATGGGATACTCCTTATGCGGCGTCGAGGCTGAAGGTATAGGTCACATTGAGCGTGTCACCGGATGCAACGCTGCGATCACCGGGGGCTTGGAAATCCGCCGCCGAGAACAGGATCCCGGTCGTGCCAAGCTTGGTGCTGTCACTGATCAAGAACGCGCCGCCAACCGTAGCCGTGGCGTTGATGTTGTACTGGGCAGGCGAAGCCGAGTTGGTGATGATCGACGGGTCCGCAGTCGAAGCCGTGCCGAACGTAGCCGCAGGACGGGTCGCGTTGCTATACGGGACGATCTCAGTCCAGCCAGCGTGTGAAGCAGCCGTATCCGAAGCTGCCGGAGTGTTCGACGCAGCCGCGCCGTAGAGCCCGATGTACCAAGCCGCCGTGTAGGTGACGCCCTTGAAGTACTGCGTGTTCATGTCCTGAAGGCCCACGTTCACCACGAGGTTCTTGGACTCAGCAGCCCACTTCAGGTTGCCTTCTGCATCGCGGCACTCGATACGGAAAACGCCGCCGCCACGAAGACCTTCCTTCGCGCCGTCACTCTTGGTGATCGAAGCCGCCGCCTCGTCTACCGACTTAGCCTTGTTGGTAAGCATCTCAATAACTCCTTAAGTAAATCGAAGCAGCGCAGAATCGGATGAATTGGTCGGCATCTGCACCGTGAAGGTGTTGGTAGCGATCTTGTCTGCGCCAAAACTCAGGACCGCTATGGACTTGTTGCTTTTGCTTGCGTTGTAGATGAGGCCGCCTGCCGCCGTGAAGGACGCCGGGTTCCACACAGCATCGTTGAAATCAACGTAGACCACGTTGTTCGCCGTGTTGATCGTCACGCCGGTCAAGACCACACCCCCGGCAACATAGCTACCGCCGACAACCTCGTTTGAGGTCGTGTAGACCGTGGTGTTCTCATCCAAGGTCGCGTTGCTTGTGTAGAGCGCAAGCTTGATCGTATCCGTCAGCAGGTTATGCACCGCCTGCGGAAGTTCAGCCTTGAAGCTCAGCGTTTGGGTCTGAAAGATCACGTGTTCACCGGAACCCTAGCCTGACCAGAACGGTACGCATCACGCCGGTTGAGGCCATCGCCAAGGCGGGTCAACTGACCAACGGCTTCCTGATACTTCTGCTCGTAGTACTGCATCATGTCGGCCTCACCCTTCAAGTAGGTGTAGGCTTCGCGCAGCGTGCCGTAGAGCAAGATGTTCTCAAAGTTGTCCCCAAGCCACGACGTACCCGCCGTCACAATGCTCTGCGGGTAGTAATAGTAGTGCATCTCTACCTGATACGCGGCATTCGGGGTCGGCCCCAAGATCAAGGTATTGTCGTCGAAGATCGCGTAATACTTCGGGATGCCCGTGTCATCCGGGTCAGGAAAAGACTGCCGGATGAAGTTCACGTCCTTGTCGAGCAGGAACTCCTGAGCGTTCGTCACCGGGTCGATCACCGTCAAAGAGAACGTCGCAAGCCAGTCGCTAGGTAGCGTCAGGTACTTGTTGTTGATGGACAGAGTACCAATCTGGTTGCGACGGATCGCCGGGATCTGGACCGAGTTATAGATCCGCTCTTCCGCAAGTCCCACAAAGGTAGGGATGTTCGCTACGAACGACGTTTCAGTCGATTCGCAGTACTGCTGTACCAGTGTAGTGAGCGTTGCGTAGTTCATGGTCTAGAAGTATTACTTCTCTTTGCCCTGACGCGTCAGCACGCCAGCCAAGCTGCGCTTGTCGAGGTTGACCCCCTCAATGAACTTGCGGCCCTTGGTGGCAGCGCCGTAGCCCTGCATGTCCATGTGGGTCACGCCCACGTTGACATCCTTCTCAGGATAGCCGTTCTCGCCCGTAGGAGCGTTGTTCGGCTCAGGCTGCTTGTACTTGCCGATTGGGTCCATGCTCCAATCGAAGAACTTGAAATCAGGCTTACCCATGATGATTACCTCGGGCCCGAAGAGCCGCGCATCGGGCTGCGCTGATTCATGACCTTAGCCATGCCACGACCGTACTTCTTCATCTCGCTGTTGGTCTTGCCACCAGCACGGAGTTTGGTCAGCGGCTTGCCGGGGTGCATCGCCTTCTCATGCTTGTGGACGGCCTTCTTCGTCATGGCCTTGTCCATCTTAATGTCACTGTGCTTCATCTCAATACTCCTAGGTCGTTACGACCGTTACATCGCCTACGTATCCCTTGGATACGAGATAATTCGGGGTCAGCCCTGCATCATCTGCGCTAGCCCCACCAACCGGGTTCCAGCCCCACTGGATCATTCTACTACCACCCGCGCCGTCATTGCCGGGTGCAAAATAAGTCGTGTCCGGGCGGGGGTTCCGTATTGCCTGCGGATCGTCCACCGGGTAGAGACCAAGCGACAACTGCGGCTGATCAGGTTCCCAACACGACCCACAAACAAGGATATTAACGTTCTTGGTCTTGATGACAAGCGGCCTAAGCTCCTTCAGCTTAAAGCGCCACCCGCAGCGGTCACACTGCGAGATAGCATTTTTGCCACTTGCAAACCGATTAGGCATCAGTAGCCCCCAAGGAAGCTCTGTCTCGGCACGAACCGCACCGCAGCCTTCTCCCGATCCTCGCCCGCAGCCAGATCCCAAGCCTCGTCATACTGAGCCTTGAGCGATGCCATCCTAGCTTCAGAGCCGGGAATCTTCATCGAGAGCATGTAGGCCAAGCCCGCGACCATGCAGGGCAGGAAGCGGAACGGGATGTCCTGCCCGTTAGAGCCATTACCCACGTCAAACATACGGCGCAGCCGGGTGTAGTAAATGGTGTACGGAGTGCTGTTGTCGGGCTTCGGCCACACCGTGAACTGCGGATAGACCACGACATTATTGGCATCGGTTGCACCCGTACGACGATTGATCCAGATCTGGATCGGACGCCCCGTCGCGTTCTTGTTCGGGATGGCAACGTAGGTGCTGGACGAAATCCGGCTGATGTTGATGTCGATCTGGTTCGTGCCGGTGCCCGTCCGGATCACATGGTCGAGCAAGTCCACCGTGTCGGCAGGGAGGTCATAGGTCCCGACGTTGTAGGTCAAGGCATGCGTGCCCTGCTCAAGCGTCCACAGATTGATGCCCCGGTTGGACCAGTCCATGAGCAACAGGGACAGACTACGCTTAGCCGTACGCAGGTCGTAACCGCTACGAAGTTCCGCACCACAACGCTCGAAAGCCTCTTCCACGATGGTGTTGAGGTCGAGATTGAAGTCGGTTGTGGCTGTAGTCTTGTCGGCCATTACTTCTTACCCTTTACCCGCTTGGCGGAAGCTGCGCGTTTTAGCAGCAACGCCCTTGGGTTGCCGGACGAACTGCTTGCCTTGGGCTTTGCCTTTTCGCTTGGCGGCGGTGGTTCGGGCATACTCGGAGGAGCTGAGAGCATTGATCGCAGATTCCGGAAGATATCTTTCACCCGTGTCAGAAGATCGTTTACCACTTTTGGTTCTCCATTTCTGCTGAGTCCACGCCTTAAGCGACTGCTGTGGGGCTTTCATATTAGTCTCTGTACCCGCCACCCTTGGCCTTATAGCTCTTAGCAAGCAACTGCGCCTTGCGGGCGCTCCATTGACCTGCCTTGGTACCCTGCACAGCCCGAGACTTGATCGACTTGAACAGGCTCTCACGCATGCCGGGCTTGGTGTAGTTCCCGGCCTCGTTGACCTTGCTCTCGCCGCCCTTCTTGAAAGTCTTGACGGGCTTGTCGTCCCCACGTCGCTTGGCACGAGGGATCTTGCTAGGAGCCATAGCACCCATACCACGCGACGGCATCATCAGACGAACTTCCCGCGAGTCTTGCCCTTGGTAGCGCAGCCATCAGCACGCTTGGAAGCCGAGGAGACGGAGCCGCCCTTGGCATACCTTTTGGACGGCTCAGGGGGCAGCAGGTCCTCAGGCGACGGCAGGTTTTGATACGGCGTAAGGTCGTCCATATCGTCCTTAGACTTCGGCTTCTGCTTCGGCTTCGGCTTCGGCTTCGGCTTCTTTGGCTCCGGCTTCTTCGGCGGCTTCAAGTCCTCCTTGGACGGAAGATTCTCGCGTGGAGCAAGGTCATCCATCGGGTTAGGGGGAACTTTTAACGCACTCGCCATTAGCACTTACCGCCATGAGCCATCTTGACCATCTTGCCCTTGGTCTTGCCCTTAGCAGTGATGCCATCGGCACCCTTGCGGTAGACCGCGCCGCCTTCCTTGTAGCCCTTGACCATCGCACGGCCCATCGTGTCCGGCGTACGACGCTTCATGGCGCGACCGGCCTTGTCAGCCATACCTTTCATTTTCATCTTCATTTCGACTTACTCCTGAATTTACGGCCTTTGTCGGCCTTGGTAAATTCCTTCGCCACCTTGGTCGGGACCCCGACTTTTTTAGCGAAGGTTGGATTATGGGCGGCTGCCCGCATCAGATTTGCCTGTGCTTTGGACTTGCTCGGCATGTCAGCACTTCCACGCACGAAGCGACTTGTTGATCCGGCTATCAGGGTCGTTAGCCGTCTTAGCACTCGTGAGCTTGCGCTTCATCCCAGACATCCGGGCACAGAACGATTTCTTACGAGCGCCGCCTTCCGGCTGAGGACGCTTTAGACCCGGCTTACCGGGGTTGGCACGGTTGTAAGAAGC